AGGGTGGCTGTATGAGCAATGCCCGGACATAGGAATATCTTATCCGTGCCATTGAGCAGATGTGGTTCCTGTACGACAAGCCTGATTCTAGCAGCCGCTAGTTCACGATACTTGTCTCCTTGCCATACGCCCATTCTCAATATTCTCTGGATTGGACGACTCCTCAGATAGATAGCACCGACATAATCCGTGTAGTATCGACGGCGGTATGGTTTGAACGTAGTGAAGTTCTGATACTCATCGACAACCATGCGTGGTCGCCATGATACCCTGCATATCCTGTCGATGTAATCTTGCCTCCTTTGTATGAGAGTCTCCACTTGTGATTTGGTAATCCCCCTCTGTGATGAGTTCGACAGTATAGAAGATGGCTGCACCTCTGCGTTGTTCGCCTTGGTGTATGCTGTTCCGGGGTCAACAGCCTTGAGGAATACCCCCCCGCTCGATCCCGATGATTCGACACCTGTGAGTGTCAGGGAACTACCTAATGCATCAACGTCGTCATAGAGCGTGATGACATCATCCGTTGCGAACCCCCATCTTCGGTAGTCCTTGCCGGAGATTGGCATCTTGATGTATGTCACGCCACCGACAGTTGCTGTCGAGGTATTCCCTATCAATTCAGTTGGCTTTGCTTCAGGGAGTTGGAGGTAAGCCTCGACCTTCGCTACTGTCGTATATACTAGGTCAGTTGGATAGAGTGGCTGATCTGGCCTATGACCCGGTGTGAATACTCTTGGCACTACGCATCACCCATGTCTCCCCAGATTGTAGTCCATGTCGTATCCGCATCCGGCACACCTTGGAGTCCAACAGAAATGAAGGAGGCTGCAATTCTTACATCGGGTTCCCGAAGTAATATTCTGAATGTCAAATCTCTCCCTTCCTCTTACTTTCATTTTGATCGTCTGTGCCTTAGCAAGGTTCTTCTTACTAAAAGGAGAATCACCCTCATGGATAGAACCTTCGCCTGTGGCTATCTCAGCCATGCGAGTCTTACGACGACGTTCTATTGCGTGTGCTTCTTCAAAGCAGATTTCACCGACTTCTAGTCCCACCGGCAAGCCCCCGATTAGGCTCGCCCACCTGTGACTGACAGATATACAGTAAGAGCGGATAGGTTGGTTGCATCCGATACTGCGTCAAGGGCCGCACCATCTGCACCCGCTTCGTAAGCAAGGAGTTTCTTGTTGGTTCGGTCATAGTTGAATACATATCCGCCGGGACTCTCGACGTGGACTGTCTCTATGTTGGAGACATAAGTTGTTAGATCCAGAGCCTCACCTGCTGCAAGCCATGATGAATCAGGGGTTATCTTGAGGGCGACAGTAAGCCTATTGCCCGTCACATTCGTTCGTCCAAGTTGCTCTACTGTGAGTGCCATATTGAAACAACCTTGGGGACAATCCTATTTAACATATATTTTTTTTCAGACTATTCGTGGAGGACGATTATTCGTATCGTTCCTGCTGAGAATGTGCTGTTTGAAGTGGCTACCGTAAATCTGACACGTCCGCAGACAAGCCCATTCCATGATGCTGCTTCGTCAATCGTGACTCCGCCGGTCGTTGAAGAACTAGGAGCAGCCACGGTGAAGTGAACTCCGCTAGTGGCTCCTGCGTCTGCATTCATGTTCGCTCCCTCTGATGTTTGGAAATTCAGAGGAGTATTGCTTGCTGTCCGTACATCAAGACCCGCGATGGTTTCACAGTAAGGGTATTCATTCCCACCCGTATCTTCAACATCCATTGTTATCTTGAGTGATCCTCCGGTTGCCGTGTTGGAACCGCAAGTCACTCTTGACGGGTCAAGGACTAATCTTCCTATCTTGCCGTTGAGATCCAAAGTCCCGTTAAGGGAGTTAGTCCCATCTGCGGTTAGAGTCAGGACTCTTCGATTGACACGCACACGGCTCGCGTAGCGGCCTGTGCCGTCATCAATGTCTGTGTATGAGTCAGTCACTCAGATGCCCCCGTGACGTAAGCACGGGCAGCATCAGTCATAGACGCTTTGGTCGAGCGGTTGTTGACTGGTATCCCCTTATCAGAACACCATGCCATCATCTGCGCCCGTGTTAGTTTCGTATCGAAGCCCGATGCTGCTAGAAGGATGTCCACATCGACTTCCTTGTCCGTCACAGCAGGTGCTGCCTCGATCTCCTCTTCCACTATGAGTTCCGGTTCCGGTTCTGGTTCCACTACGGGTTCCTCGACCACCTCAAGCATCTTCTTCGCCTGAGCGGTTTCTGTGCCTATGACTTCCCAAGCGGTTGCACCGTTTGCTATCATCGGCATGATTGTGTTCTTTATCAGATCCTCTGGAACATCGTCACGCACCATGCCACGGGAGAACCCCATGACTTGGTGCTTGCTGATACGCAACTCTGTGTAGGGTCGCGCTCCTGCATATCGAAGGCTAAGAGCCACTTGGCTCACCTTCAACGGTATAGGAATGTCAGTCTAACCGTGTCGCCGTCCTGACCTGCTGATGCCGGGGTCAGTTTGAGCAAGGTGGTTGTTGACACATTCCCTGCAACTGTGAAGGCGTTTCCACCTGCGGTAGTTATGTTGTGCGCTCCGAGTAGTCCGATTAGTGCAGATCCATTGACAGCGTTAGTCGATAGAGCAACGTCGTATGCGAAAGCCGCATCTCCGTCAGCCACTACTACGTCCACAACTGCTAGACTGATCGTGCCAGTCACGCTGTTGCTTCCCATTGGGCTTTGTAGCCATGCTGTGTCATCCTCTCCGACTCCACCCCATAGGCGGCTGTCGAAGACTACTGTTCCGTTTCCTGTTAGATTCGTGTTTGCCATTTCATTTCACTTCCTTTTTTCTCCATCATTCTCCGAACACCTACGCGGCGATGTCCCTCACCTTTCCGTGCGCTCGATAGAATAGTTGCCATAGGTCGCCCATCGTGTGGAACATACCCATCTGTCCTAGCCTGTTGATCCCGAATGGGTCGCCAGTCTCGATACCAGACTCGTGGTATAGGGTTGGCTTGGCCGTGCAGAAATACATATAGTCGCTGTCCATGAAATACATCCTAGACAATTCGCCGGAATCCGCCGTCACGTCCTTGGATGGAATCAGAGGAACGCCGTTGTAGGTGGCGACTACGAAGCCCGCCTCCATGCCCGGAACACCCTTGACGCCGTTGACGCCGGGTACTACCCTCTTCATCTCCGTGAACCTCTGTTGAGGCTGGAGTAGTTGCTGAACCTTCTCCAGAGTGTCGTAGCCAGTTAGGATAACCTTTGGCTGTCCACCCTTCTCCCAGACGCTGCGGAACATTCCGTCAATCACGTTCAGGCTGAGAGCGCGGGCAGCACCTGCTGCTCCTGCGTCACAGTTAGCATCGTACCATTGCTGAGAACCTGCTCCGGCTCCGTTTCTGGTGATGTTGTATTGGTTGTGGTCTGTGATCAAGTCCACGAAGTCAGTTGCTGACTCGGTGAAGGATGAAGACAGGCATCGGTCTAGGGACTCAAAGTCGTTCCCTGCCGTGGTGTTCACGTCCTGAAGCAGCATCGTGTTGATGTGTTCTGCGTGGTGCTTTGCCATCTCCATCTTCATGACAGCCCTTGCGTCACCCAATCCGTCGTCCTTGTCAGCGAGGAACATTGCTGTCTCGCTCAGGTCGAAGGTGTGAGCCACGGTCTTGGGCTTGGTGCTGACCTCTGCGAAGGTCGGCTTGGTGGTTTCTGGCAGAGTCCCGTTCTCAGGTAGTCCGCCGCCCTTGGTGTTGTCAGGCTTGGCGGTCACGACTCTCCATCCACTCTTTTCCCAAGGCTTCTTGGGCAAGATGCTGAATGCGTTGAACTCTTGGTTCAACTGTGACCATACCTTGCGTCCAAAGATCGCTTGGTATGTCCCGGTAGTGCTGCTCACCAAAGGCGAATCTGCCTTTAGCAAGTCGGTTCCAGAGTAGGCCCATGCGTTTGCTCCTGCACCCGCACCATAGTATAGCCTCTCCATGTCTTCAATCGTTCGTATGTATCCTCTTGATCCACTCATATTTTTCACTTCCTATTTCTCCGTGTCATCCCAGAAACGATTCACTCGCCTCGCAATGCCCTCCGTGCTAGATCCTCGGTGGCCTTCCATCCATCTAGGTCGCTGCCCATAGTGGCAAACTCCTCGTGGGTGGGGATGCGAATGTCAGTCATTGCTACTGCGGACTTCTTGATTTCCTCTGCGCCAGAAGCCTTCAGGTTCTGAATCTCTGCCTTGAGGGTCGAGATCTGTCCTCCGAAGTCGTTAGCCTTCTGAACCTCAAGCGCACGGGCTGTCTCAGCGTTGTAGCGAGTCTCCCAATCCTGCTTGACTATGCCCTTGAGTGCCTCTTCGTCGCGTAGGGATGCGTATGCCGAGTATCCTCTCTCAAGGTCATTGGCAGTAATGTCGCTTGCCTTGATGACGTTCTTGCCACCGGAAGGAGCGTTGTAGGCCATGTTCTTCACACCGGGCTGCTTGATGACGTACTTGTTGCCACCGGGAGCGGATAGCGAAGGGTAGGTCACTTCAGTAGCGTCCTCTCCTGCACCAATCTCGTCACCCATGCCCCTGTGAGAGTAGCCGCCAGAGCCGTCAACGCCGACCATGTAAGCCTTCTCTAGGCCAAAGTGTTCTCTGAGTCCGTCTAGGTTCACGCCTTTCTCATGCGCGAACTTCTCAAGAGTGTCGATGTATTGAAGGGCATCTTGTGTGGATTTCTCCATTACCTCTTCTTTTTCTTCCGACTTCTCCTCGGACTTCTCTTCGTTCTTGTCGAGTTTGCTGAGTATTCCACTCAGGCTATCTCGTATTTCTCCTAATGCTTCACTATCAGTCATTTTATTCACTTCCTTTTCATTATCCATTTTGAGGATTGTATATCTGGCCTCTGGGTTGATGCCCTTCTTACAAAGGGTTATCTCATGCAACTCAAGGTCAGTAATCTCGCGGTGGTTCCCATGCTCTGGGGTGTGCTTGCTCACTCGGAACAAAGCCTGTCCACCTATTGAAAAGGCGCGAAGATCTCCATCTCGCACCTGCTTCTGCACTTCTCGTGCCTTCTGAATGTCGTTGCGTATCCTGCAAACGACGAATAGGCCGTGGTCGTCAACCTCTGACTTCCATACGCGCCCTTGTGAATCTGTAAAGGATGGGACTACTTCTCCGACTTGAATCCCGCTATGTGCCAACTGGACGTTCCTGAAGGCTTCGTTCTCCATGAAACTGCCGAAAGCCTTCTTGAGGGCCTCGGCAGGGATTCTGTCTCCCTGCTTGTCAACCATGTCCACGCTTGCATATCCGGCAACAAACAGATCGTTGCCGATGTCCTGCTTGAGAATGAAGTCTGCTCCGAAAGCAGACCATCCTACTGAGGGTTCGTGCATCTCTGCGGTTGCCATTAATTCCACCAATCTCGGACAATCGTATATGAAAGACAGTATGACAGGGCTGTCAAGACTCACACGGCCTTATCAGAGCGACTGGCTGGCAGTACGTCGTTTTCTTTCTCTTCGTGATTTTTTTCTTTGAGTGGGAAACGAACTATTGCCTTGTCCTCTTGAACATCTAAAACCGCCTCACCGTCCTCGGTAGTGACGACCATGTGTATGGGTCTGAAGATAGTGGAGGGATCGACCTCCATCTGATCCTGCTTCGGATCGCCAAATGTGGTGTTCTCCTCATCGGTAATCTCAGTCGGGCCTGTGGGTGCGGTGATGTCTGCTTGCATACCAGACCACGCGCCACCATCTGATGATGCTCTGTTCATACGGGGGAATGCGAATTTCTCGGCTATGTCATCGTCAATTGCCTCATTGACAGTCCATCTATTGTCCTCGGTGCGTTCCAAGCCATACTCTCCGGCATAATTCTCAAGGAGTTTCTCAGTCAGACCATCCACATGGGCTAGTATCTCCTTAGTGGATAATGCCTTGTCATCGCTAGTTATCGCCTTACGCGCATGACGCATGATGTCAGATACGCTTTTCTCATCATCGAACTCTGATTCGGTGATGACTTCCGGGGCCTTGTCTATCGACTTGCGGAAAAATGGTTTAACGCTGAATGAGGGGATGTGTCGGAGAGTCTCATCATCCGGGTCAATGTGGAATGCCGCTACGGGACTCCATAGGTCGAATTGCATCTGTGCATTCTTGACTAGATAATTCGGCCCATCGTATGAATCGACGTATCGCCCACCATCATCAACCTCTGTCTTCACTATTATGGGTCTGTGGATCGAAGGGTATTCCAGTATGATTTCTGTTCCTTTCACGCTAATCTCAGGCAATGGCGGGAGGATTGCTGCTTTGCTGATGTCCGTCTGAGCATAGAGAACCCACTTCGGATGGACATCTCGACCCTTGATGAAGGTGGATGTCGCATCCCTGATGAGTAAATCCTCCCTGTCGAGATTGGCTATCGCCTTCGTGAGTCCCTCTTCATCAGTATTCACGCATGAATTGGGAGATGGATAGTGGACGTTCTCAGTCGTAGTGTATAACGTCTTCAGGATGTTTATCCTATCCTCAAGTGGTTCCATGTGCAGATCATCACCCTTGTGGAGGAGCAAATCAACAACAGTTAGGAGGTCGCCCTTCACGAAGCCGTCGAGGACAACATCCCCTTCGATGGTGTCTTTGAGGGATTTCTTCACTTTGCTAGGCAGACTCATGGGTTCGACGCTCTTGCCGACCTTCTTCACTAGGACATGATCTCCCTTCGGTTTCTTCTGGACAACCCAATCGCCGCTAAAGCCTTTGAGAGTATCCATGTCGTCTAAGTCCCTAACTACATGAGCAGGTTCTATGGTGCTGTTGAATACCCCGGTTGGTTCGTAGTCATCATCTGATTTAGTCAAGTCATAATTAATTGTCGGAAAACCAAATGTCGATTCATTGGATGCGAAAATACCTGCGGAAGAAGTTGAAGGCATGACCTTCTTGTTCCTCCATGATGGATCGACCGCCGAAACCAATCCCTCATGAACGGTTCTTTGCATGGTTTTGAATGGTGTGTCCTTGACATCGAAAACGACCTTGCCAGCATCATTGTCCCATTTCCATCCGAGGGTGGCATTCCCCTCATGACCCCATGCATCAGTATTTCCACTATTGAATATCGGTGCTGCTACTGATTCGGACATTGGATTGACCGGGCCAAAGGAACCTCTCTTCATCGACTTCATGCCACTTGAGTAGTCTGGTAGCGAATAACTATGCGAATGAGGATTGCCTCGCATTAGTGAAAAGTTGGCTGCTTGAGCCAATTGCTGTATGTTGCCTCGTGCCAAGGTGTTCGCAATCA